ATATACAAGGAATTCAGCACATTTTCCCAGTTTAGATGCATATCTTTTAAATAATGCATCAACATCGGCTTTATGCTGATTTGCTTTTTCAAGACTTTCTTTTGCCTTGTATTTTTCAAGTTCCTTCGTTGCATTTTCATACTGTTCGTTTAAAGACTTAAATGAAGCACCCAATTCGTCAATTTCCTTCTCATATTCAGCCTTTAAAAGATTAGTACACTCATCAACTTTTGTAGGAACATCGTTAGCAAAAATATCATTTTTTACAGAATCAATTTCTGATTGAATACTAAATTCCTCAAAATTTTCATCTGTGATCTTATCTGTAGCAGATAAAGACATTTCAACCTTGGAATTAAAGTCAATCACAATATCTTCAACATCAGCTTCGTTTGTAACTGCATAATCAAAACCATAAGGTTTATAATCCTCCATATCTAAAGCAAATACTTTAGAATCTGTTACATTCAAAAGTCTGTATTTACAAACATCGGACTCACCAATCTTCTCGGTTGAAAGAATTTCCGTAAATTTCTTTAAATCCATGAATTTCTTTTCCTCCTTATTTGGTTTGGTTGTTGATTTTCTATATTCATCAAGCATAAGAGAAAACTCTTTCTTGAAAGAATCAAGTTCATAATGTCTACCAATGCAAGCAGATTCAAAGCATGGTATTACGTCTGTACCATCTGGATTAGAACCCAAAATACAAGCCGCACTAAATGTCATTTCTTTAATGTTGTAATACCCATCAGAATCATAATCTCCTGATGATATTTCTATCTCCATACTTTGTCCGTAATTTTTATCAAGTAATGCAGACGCTTCTTCATATCGCTTTTCCCACACGATACAATTTTTAAGCTCTAAATATTCATGTTGCTGAATTCCATTCTTCTCAGTAATAGTTACCCATTTTGCATTATCAACGGCTTCTTTTGTAATAAATCCGTAAGGCTTAGTTGTGTCTTCAAATTTAATCCCCTTATCGGATATAATTATTTTTCCACCATGACTTCCAAAATCCTGTGATCCGTCATCAAGATATATGTATTCACCAACAATTGGAATGCCATATAGAGATGGAAGAGCAGCTTCGATAACTTCTTTAGTCATTGCCGTCATATTCCGATTTTTTCCGTGATAACACAAAAGAATATCCACTAATGCAAATTGCTTATTAAGTTGTTTCATGCTTGATGGAACTATTTGAATTTGTGTTTCATATCTAATTACTCTATTACCCAACTTTTCCTCCTTTTTCATTTTTGAATATAATAAAAAGAGAGTGCTATGAAACACTCTCAACAATTAGGCAGTCTTATTTATTGTTTTTGGTAAATTGTATTTGTCAAACTTATCACCTAAGAATCTCCATATATAACCACCAGCAGATTTATATCTTCCATTGCAACAATTAGATATATTACGAATTCCAGTTTTTATAGTTGCTTCTTTAATGCCATAATACTTATTTATAAAATTGCCTTCAAAATCATATTGTATTATTACTTTTGCCGGAATTTCTACAGATTTTACATCAAAGTCATCACCTTTAAAACGCCAAATATATCCACCAACCATATGTAATTTTTCACGATTACAGCAATGTGTAATATCTGCTTGGCTTATATTATAGCAACATGCGGCATCAGTAATAGACTCAAATTCATTGACAAGATTTCTCTCTAAATCATAATTACAAACTTGTTTGCAAACATATGTATTAGGTAGTAATACACCACCATCTGTCATATTATATCCACAAGGTTTTCTGGTTTTAAGGCTTTCAATATAAAATATTTCTCTTTGATTAAGTTTTTGGTTTAACAAATTTTTATTAATTTCAGTAACTTTTTCAACTTCTATAATAATGAAGTTATCTTTTCCATATTTTTTCATTGCGGTATATAAGTATTGATTGTTTCTATTGTACCTACTTTTCCTTATATGTTCATTATATCTTTCATTAATAGACCTATTTGTTTGACCTATATATTTTTTACCATTTACTTTATTTGTAATACAATAAATAAATCCTTCATACATTTTAGTTTTTTTGTTATAACTCATAATTTGTCTCCTTAATACATAAGATCAGAATTTATCCAATCGTATTTAATTAAGGCAGAGATAGGAGAGTGATAACCATCCTGTTTTGTCTCTTTACTGGTTTATCCAACCAGCCAATTACTTATTAATTCTCTAAAAGCACATATTTTTTGACACTAAAAAATCACTCTGTTCATAATTTGAAGAGAGTGATTTCATAAATTCATCAGTTCCAAAAAACTGATATGCTTTTTTATTATCAATTTCTTTTTCATTATATATAAATCCAAGACTATGTAGATAATCTGCTTTAGCCTTGTCAAATACATAAACAATATTCATATAATCACCAACTTTCTAAATACGGTTATCAGGATCGTTTGTATCGTTTTCACGAGTTACTTCGCCAGCAGCACTCAAATCTCCATCATCTATAGTGGGTCTACCACCATCATCTGATTTATCTCCAGAAGCAGATGTTGTATATGACGATTTTAGTGGATTCCACAAATCAAAAATATCTTTGAACATCTTACCTTCATGAATTGAGTTTCCAATCATAGCAGAGGGAGATATACCACTTGCTGCGCATAATCGCTCTTTATTTGGCGCGCTTGCCTGTGCTAGTTTTAATTCTCTATTGATTACATCTGCTTCATTGAAAATGGTTATATCTAATATTTTGTAAACAAACTGATATGAAGGATAAATATATTTGCGTAACTTCATTTGCAAACTCATCCAATTTTCCAACATACGATAAATTCTAAAAATATCAGCACTATCATTTGTGATTGACAATTTTAATTCCGATCCGCTGGAAGCACCTGACATAAGTGCTTCGCTAACACCTTGATTTGCATACATTTGAGTCGTGGCATCTGCAACTTTATCTCTATCATCAGAATTACTTGATGAAAATTCTACTGACTTAACTTCTCCAGGATAGGGTAGTACCCCTATATTTTCCTGTACGACATTAAGAGCAGTTTCTACATATGGCGTGAGCATATTATCATCCATTGTCACTTCTCCGTCTTTCATCGGAACAGGAAGCACCAATAATTTATACGCATCATTCACAGCCTTGCTTTTTGCTAAGTCCTTATATTCGTCAATCAAAAGAATATCTGCAATCATTGGGAAAAACGGTGGAAATAAATGAAGAAAATTACTATTATACTTTATACAAAATCCATTTTCATAAGGAATATCTACAAGGTTATTTAAGGATATATTTTTTGATTGTTCCAATAGATTTTGTAATTCAGATGGAAGAGTATCATAATATGCATTTGACAAAAGACTTTTATTTATGGCGAACTCATATACATTTCCATTTACTATTTTTCTGATTTCGCAATATCTGGGATCAAGGAAGAAATAAGATATATCCAAGTCAGTTTCTATAACAAATGCAAAACAAGCATCATTTAGATACATTCTTTTTGTGATGTCATGAATATTATTCCCTAAATTAAATTTACTTGCTTGAGAAGCAAACTTTATAAAGGTTTTTTTGTATGTATCTTTATTTACTTTAAGAAAAGATATACCTGTAATTTCTTTATCAATATAGTAATTCAACTTTGGCATATTAGAGAAATAATCTATGAGTCTTCGCATATATCCTGATTTCTGATACATATAATCCATCAACTTTAATATCTGTGTCCCATATTTTTCTGGATATTGGCAGATATTTAAAATTTGTTGTCTGGAAAATCCACAAATACGTTGTGGACGAATGGATTTATTTAAAGCCAGTTCTGATAGAACTAAGCGTTTTATAGCTGCGAAATTCATGGTTTTAGATTTGCCTGATGTAAAGTTGTCAAATGCTTGCTTATCTGAATTGTGTATTTTAGAAGCTTGCTCATCGGTTATGGTAGATGCTTCAGATTTATTTTTTTCTGTACTTATTTATCTCACCTTCTTCCGTTTTGTGACTTATAAAAATTTAGTATGTTCTCACTATAGATGGTCTACGTGCCATAGATAGGATGTTTTTGTAATTATTAGAGCTTTTGGATTTAATAGCACTACAATATTCTGTAATATAAAATATCAGATAACTTAATGCAGAAAAACGGTCTTTGTCTACTTTTTTCACGACCTTTTCTACAGATAAAGCACCATTTGTCATATGCTTTAATTTTAAGTTTGCTATCTCCTCAAATAATAAATCAGTTTGTATGTATGGTAATACTCGTAAATCCATATTTTGTTTATCCTTAGAAGAAAAATCTGTGTCTTGTTTTTTCTCAAGCAACTTTAATTTGCCACTTTCAACAGCATCTATAAAATCTGCAACTACTTTACTCTGAAAATGCTGTGCTTTCATATCAAACAAGCATTTTTCGGCATCTCTAACCTCTGGTTGATTATCAGTGTTCATTGTGTTCCAACATCCAAGATATTCGCCAGTAATCGGATCATAAGATTCCTTTAATAACTCATCTATCAATCCTGCGCCTAATCCATTTCCGTCAGCAATAACTGCTTTTGCCAGGAAATTCTTTTTGGTTTTTTTTACTAGACATGCCTGTGCTGAAAAGTTCATTGCATTAGATACAGTCATAATATTTGGAATTTCAATAGATACAATCCTATTCGATTCTTTATTTCTTATAACTCGTCCAATTGCAATAGAAGATTGGTTATTTGTTGCTTTCTGACTACGAGCAACGTCTACACCAAGATAAAATTCTTCATCCAATTTATTGAAATTAATCATTGGTGTGGTTAATGTCCGGCAATTCATTAACTTGTTTATATCAACTAATGCACCGTCTGAAGAACCAACCCACTCTTGTTCATAGTTTTGTGCAAAAGCAATAGGAGAGGAGGTACTTTTTTTTCTTAATATCTGACTTTTGTTACTACCTCTACCGTACCAACATGGCAACATCCAACTTGCACCAAGAACGATTTGCCCTTTCAATTCGCACATATTATCATACATATCTATAGAGCGTTGGTATTCGTCAGAACCACGGAAACCAGATGTGGTAAAGAAATGTATTTGTTGATTTAATTCTTGTGGATCGACAAGAGCCATTTTTCCTACGGTGTATCTAGGAA